AGCTTCCATAACTTCCTTTTCAAGCTTCTTTTCAAGCATTTTCTTTTCTGCTTCGGCCCGAAGCATGCCGACTTTATTTAAAAGAGCACTAACGGTTACAGCTTCACCATAAAGATTTGTATAATCAATAGAAGTTAATCTATCTATGTCTAATACGTCATCAAACCCATTTGTAACCAATGTTACCGGGGTTTCTGAAAAATGTACTAATAATTCCATGATATTCTGTTTGTTAGTTCTATAATGTTAATGTCACTATGTTAGTTTCAAAACTAACTCTGATTATATTTTGTTCCCTCCGTTTATCCCATGATAAAGTTCCATTTATAATAATCAGGTTATATTTAGCCGATTGAAGTAAATTTTCTAATTGGGCATATTCAGTTTGGAATACTACAATTTCAATAAATTCATAATTAGATTCGAGTACTAAGCGGCAAAATGATTCCCCTTTTCGGGTCTTTTTAACCTCCATTTCAGAAACATAACCTGCTACTATCACATAACCATTATTAGGTCTGTTGTCAGGGTCTAAACACTCCTCTAACGGACAATATTCATATAAATCATAAAACTGACCCCGGCCATATTTTTCATAAATAGATTTATAATCAAAGAAGGCTAACCCCGAAAGCTTTTTCTGCAATAAAGACCACCACCACGAATCATTCACGTGATTATCGGCTCCCCGTAAAATAGGGTCATCGTCTTTTATTTGTTTCTTTTCAGTACCTAAAAATTGTACCAATAAATCCACACGCTCTTTAGGAGAAGTAATATTTTCCAGTGCATCAAATGCCCCGGTTAAAATTAAATTCTGTATTATCCGACTGTTTACTGCTGAACCTTTCCAGCGGTTACGGCTTATAAAGTCCTGTAAAGAATAATACTGGCCATTTTCCTGACGTTCCTTTAAAATTTGTGTTGCTGCCTTTTCAGCCACTTGTTTTACTCCTGTTATAGACCAATATAAAGCCTTTTCTTTAAAATTAATAATAACATCAGTGTCCGATATATTAATATCTACTGGCCGCACCGTACATACACCTGTTTTATTAATTTCAGCAATATACTGCGGATAGTCTTTATCCTCAGCGTATTTAAAAGCTACAGACCAGTATTCTATCGGGTAATGAACTTTGACCCACTGAGAAATATACCCGGTAATAGCATAGGCAGCAGCATGACTATTGCATGTCACTATTCCATTTTCAATGGTGAATGTATGGTAAGGGTCGCACATTTCCACATCATATACGTCTTCTTCACCATTCTCTATAATATCAATTATTTTTTCAAAATGTGTAATAACTCCCTTTTCACCCATTTTTGTTCTACCCATTTCATAATGGGCCTTTTTATGGCATGATGCACACAACGTAATTAGATTATCTAATTCATTATTAGCATGATCACCATCTATATGGTGTATCTCTAATCTACAGCCAGACATTCCGCAAATTTCACACTCATATTTTTTAAGATTTTTTTCGTAATACTCAAATTTAGTATAATTAGTGGAAACATTTTTAGATAAAAAACCCTCATGACCTTTTTGTGAATTCAATTCAAATTTTTCAACAACAGAATTCTCTGTAAAAGGTTTTACCCCTACTTTATCAGTAAAGTTTCCACCTTTTCTTTCTTGCAAATAGCCACTATAAACAAATAATTCATCAACACCAGCCACTAAATTTTTAACCTGTTTTTCCCCATTTTTTGTAGGAAATTTATGATTATCTGTAACTGTTATACGTTTACCACTTTCAGTAATAACAGTATACGTCTTACGTTTCCCCTGATAATAAATATCTTTTATTTCATGTTTTACCAAAGTGCCATCTTCTTTCAAAGACCACGCATACCCATAACCATAGTATTTATATTTATCATGTAAAGCTGCATGTCCATTCGCAACAGCCCATATTTTATTATGCTTGACTTTGTACATTTCTGCAATAGTCGGATGCCAACTTCCATTGGTATGACTATGTCTTTTTATTCTTTCATTACCAGAAATACAACGGTTAAATAAATAGGTAGATGCCTTATCAATAGCCTCCCAAACTTCTTCACTATATTTCTGAGTAACATTAAAATTATCACGATAATACGGGATAAATCTTTCCTGATACTGTTGCAAAGCTTCATATTTCTTTTTTACCATCGCCTTACGAACATCATCTGCTTCCACCAGAGACAAACCACCCAATTTTTTACACAACTCCATAATTTGCTCCTGATAACAGAAAACACCATATGTATTTTTCAAAATTTCTTCGGTACCGACAAAATATTCTACTTTACTACGTCCTTCTTTACGTGCAATGTATTCATTATGAAAACCATTTTCCATCGCACCGGGGCGATATAAAGATATGGCAGCAATTAAATCCTCTATATTTTCAGGCTTCATCTGTTTGCAATACCCCGTCAGCCCACTACTACCGAAGTGAAAATTATCTTCATTCCATCCATTTTGAAAATACCTATAAACTTCTGGATCATCTAATGGTACACTAAAAATATCAAGATCAGTGCCTTCATGTTCTTTCACAAGACGTACCATATCCTGAAATTTATCAAATTGTTTCACACCAAGCACATCCTCTTTTAAAAACCCGGCTGCATCCATTTCACCACCTTCCCATTCTGTTACGTACTCATCCCCCTGTTTACGAATTGGAACCCACCGAAACATATCATACTCATCAGGGAAAACCATCATAGCACAGGCATGTATACTCTGTGCTTTAGGAGCGGGCATAATCAACATTACTTCGTTAATCAAATCAGGGTGATCTAACACAAATTTTTTCACCCGGCTATGTGCACAAGCAATTTTAAATAAATCTTCGGGCTTTCGGTCCTTTACATCGAAAACTTTCATCATTTCATTCACTTCCTGAAATTCAAGCCCATACAACCGCGACATATCTTTTATTGCTGCCCGAAGCTGCAACGCACTATAAGTTCCCACAGAACAAACCTGATTCCATCCATAGCGTTCTTCCATGTATTTTTTAACGCGGGGTCTATCTTCACCCGGATAGTCACAATCAATATCCGGCAAAGAAACTTTAACACGACCTGCATTCAAAAATCTCTCAAATAGTAGATTATAGCGCATGGGGTCAAGCTTTGTAATTCCTAACAAAAACGATACAAGACACCCCCCTGCTGATCCACGTGAAATGCCCGTCATAATGCCATTACGATGGCACCAGTTAATAATATCCCACGTAATTAAAAAATAATCGATTGCCTCACCCAGTTTTATTACACCCACTTCCCTATCTATACGTTCAGTAATAGCCTCTTCACCCCATTCATCAAGTAATTCAGGATGACGTTCCAAACCAAGGTCTATAAGATGCCAAAAAAGATCCTCATTTGTTTCAAACTGAGCTGATTCCTCAGGTGTCATTTTATAACGCGGTAAATGACGCTTTTTCACATCAATGGTAAAATCCATCGCATCTGCCAAATCATTTAAAAGCTGAACAGCTTCTTCAAAACGATTATAAGCTTTTTCAACTCCAGCATCTGAATCAGGGAACATAGCCGCTAATTCCATAAAATACTGATCGTTTGTTTTAAAATACTGGTTATTGCTTTCATAGGCAGTAGTTCCACCGATACTATGCAACCGGGGCCGAATACAACTGTATTCTTCATCTAAATACCATGCATCAACAGCCGCTACAGGAATTAATTCTGAATCATTAAAAAATTTTCTAAGATTCAGCAAATAATTTTTATCCCTTTCGTTATCTACATATTCACAAGGGTCTAACTGATACAAAGCTGCATCTATTTTTAACCCTTTCAGTTTGTCATAATCGGTAGTTTTAGGATCTAAAAATAAAATCAAATTTTCATTACCGTCAGTGATTTTCCTAAAATCATCAAGACCTATATACTTAGGATTGTCACAGTTAATAAATTTGTTAATAGTTAACAAATCCCTCCACCCTATTTCATTCCTAACATAAACCTTTACCGTAAAACGGTAATCGTTCTTTTCGTCAAGAACGGTACATTCCATACCAATAACACTTTTCAAACCATTTTTCTGACACTCTTCCTGAAATTTAAGTGCCCCGGCTAAAGTGTTTTTTTCACAAATACCTAAAGTATGAATTCCTAAAAATTTTGCCTTTTTACACCAGTCTGAATAAGTACCCGAACCAGAAGTAAGTTCATATTGCCCATGAACTCCCAAAAATACCTGAATAGGAAATTCCTGATTTGCCTGCCCTAAATATTTCAACCGAATCAGTTTTACCGAATTTTCTGAACCCTTTGGGAGCATATAATAAACCCCTCCAAAACTAAAGGCATAATAATCACAATCTGTTCCAACAGACCCTTCAGAATTTCCTTTTCGGGCATCATCAGCAGGAACACCTACAAAATTAAAATCATCATCAAACAATGCACCATCAAAGGCAGGTTTGTATAATTCAAAAGTCTTACCATCTATCTCAACAATAAAATCTGAAATAACATCATAAGACATTAAATTATCATCCAAGTATTTTAAAAAATTTTCCATACTAATACCGGGTAACAATGTTAATCAATTCAACTGTAATATTATCTCCATCTTTAAAACCTTTGTCAATAAAATACCGGGCAAAATTTTCACTGATATGATCAGTAATTTCATACCGGGGTGACTTATAATCACAAAAAATAAACTTCACGTCTTTTGACATCATTTTACCTACGTTTAAAATGGCCACAACCTCCTCAACAAAACGAACAGAACCAAACGCAATATCAGCTGTATATGCATCAAATTCATCCAATTTAACCCATTCCTCTGTTATTCTTTTGGCTGTCCAATCAGCCCACACTGCTGGTCCAGCTAATGTTTTTATATATTCTCCACAACGTTGTAAAAGTTGTCGTCCAGTCACCATCGAAGCATAAGGGGTATCAGTTAATGAATTAGTAGGAGTAGTGATCACCTGTCCGTTATTTTTCCAGTATGAATACGAATCACTATTAACGTCCATTTTAGCAGCTTTACCAGTTAAAATAAAAGCTAATGTTTCACGTATTCCATCACTAAAATCCCCATCAAGTGTTTTAATACCCTTAATAGTATTGACACGTTTTAATTGATCTAATCTATATGATTTTCCACTGCCAAT